CAAGCCGAGAAGTCGGCCCGTTCTGACTTCGTAAACGCGGTATCCCACGACTGAATGATGAACGAACACTGCGGCGGATCGTCATTTTCCCAGACATTCCACCACTCTCTCTTGACAATCGCCCCTTCTTCACCCGTTGGGCTCTGCTGATACTGAGCATTCCACTTGGCCGGGGGAAGTTCCTCCTTCAAAGCCTCCAATTCCGGCAAAGACCAGAACTCCGGCCACAAAGGCTTGCCAGAAGGCATGATCGCCGGGAGTTCAATCACCTCCCACTCCTCGGTTTTGTCCCGAGAAGCCGCATCCTTGATGATCCGACCGGTCAAATCCTTCTCAGACCACCGCGTCATCACAATCACAATCGCCCCACCAGGCTGCAAACGCTGCCGGGGACCAGATGTATACCACTCATACACCTTGTCAAACACTTCCGGGTTCCCAGCCGCCAGTGCAGCCTCCTGTTCCGAGTGCGGATCATCAATGATCAGCAAATCCGCACCCTTACCCGTCACAGTTCCACCCACACCAATAGCAAAATACTCCCCATTCCTATTGGTCGCCCACCTTCCAGCCGCCTTCGAGTCCTGCCTCAGCGAAACATTGGGAAAAACCTTCGCATACTGCTCGCTCATCACCAAGTTTCGAACCTTGCGGCCAAAGTTCACAGCCAAATCAGCCGTATTACTCGTCTGAATCACCTTCTTCTGCGGAAATCTACCCAAAAACCACGACGGCAAGAGATAACTCGCAAACTCAGACTTCGTATGCCGGGGGGCCATATTGATAATCAGCCTCTTAACCTTCCCCTCCGCAATCTCTTCAAACTTCTTAGCCATCAAAGCATGGTGCCGACCATGCACAAACCCCGGCCACATCGTCTTCACATAGTACATAAACGAGCCGTAGTTCTTCTCCCTCTCCAAAGCATCCTTGTACTCAACCACCTGAGTCAATAAAGCCTCCTGCTCCGCCGCAGGAACCCGCTCAAGCAACTCCTCCAACTTCACTCCAACCCCCTAAAGTTCACATACACAGGCCGAACAGACCTCCTCCTACCCTCCAACCTCTTCAACGCACCCAACTCCACCAACCTGTCCACTATCTTCTTCGTATTCCCCAACCCCATCTTCCCCCGAACATACGCAATATCCCTCAACGACGGCGCAAACCCATACTTCTTCCACCACTCATCCACCACCAAAAAAACCTCCCTCTGCGCCGGACTCATACCCACCTCCAACTCACCCTTCTCACCCCAAACACGCCTCATCTCCCTCGCCCCAACCACCACCTTCGGCCGACGAATCGCGTCTTTTCCCTTCAAAATCAACAACTTAGCACCCGTTTCTTCAACCATTTTGTGTCATCTGGTAACGTTACCACCCCACCACGGAAAATCAAGGACTTACGAGCGTTTCTTAAAGCACTTTATGTCATGTGGTAACGTTACCACCCCCACATCTATGGTACCTAAATAGAAGATGACGGGGGGGTCTCCCAGTTTGAAGGGGTGGGGGTCTCGTTGGTGGGGTCCAAAATGGGTGGGGCATCAGATCGTTGGGGTGGGATAGTATGCATATGTGCGCGGGACTCCAAATGTGCGCCTGGGGGGGTGGCGCTGGGGTGGGGTTCGTCCTGCGCCGATTCCACAATGGCAGGGGCCGGCTTAGATTCCGCCGTTAATTCCGCCAGTAAATCCGCCGCTTGGGTTTCTACGATACTCGCATCATCTGCGTTGTCACGGATTAACCGTTTCAACTCTGCCATTACATTTGCTTTGGCATCTTCACTGCTAGATATCGTCTTCACTTCTTTGCGCTCAGTAAATGCGGCCACCTCAGTTACTGTGCCCAATACCTTTGCGGCCGCTACCTTTACGCTATCTTTTGTTTCCGGGTTAATTACTACAGAAACTAGCGATTGAATAACTAGTTCCCTCAGGGCCGCAGGGGTTCTATATCTCGCGGCCTCTATTGCCGCCTGATAAGCCTCTATCTCAGCGGCCACTTTGGGGTTCGCGGCTACCCGATACGGTTCACCCAGTAGCGTGGACGGCGCAGGGTTTGGGCTGTAGGCGCGTCTGTATGCTTCCGCCTTAGTGGCGCCTTGTGCTACTTCCCTAGCGAACTTCTTTTGCTTGGCCGTCAACTGGCTAGAAACGGCGTTTCCTAGGATTGCTTCCATTGGGACTGTCTCTAGTCCTTCCCTTATTTGCTTTCTAGTGAGTTTGCTCATACTGGGCTGTTGCGCTTCGCGCTTGCGTTAGTTGCGGCCTCCATCATAGGGGAACAAAGCCGGAACAGCAACACTCGCGCACCCAGCGCGCATAGGCCCAGCCTATCGACTACCAGGCGCCCATTAGAACAATCAATTGGACACACTCTATGCAACACATAGGATAGCGACTGTCCTATCACCTACATGGAGTGTCTCTATGCTTACCCTTGACTACCTTCAGGATCCCGGCCACGGTTGGATTGCCGCCGATATCCATTCCCTTCGCGCCTACGGACTGACGGACAAAGTGTCTGCCTACTCATACCGTGACGGCGATACGGTTTGGCTAGAAGAAGACTGCGACGCAGGGCTGTACATCCGCGCTCTTCAGTCCGCCGGAGTCGCCTACCGTATCAAAGAAACACACACAAACCGTGACGCGTTTGTCCGCCGCCTTTCCCGTTTCTACGCCTAACCCGGAGCCGCAACATGAGAACCTACAACCCTTGGCGATTCGAAGAGTCCACGAAGACTATCCGTAGCATCCCTCAAAACCATTGGATTGCATCAATGGATTCGTGGGATGGTGCAGAGAACCATGCCGCAAATGCGCGACTGATTGCCGCCGCGCCTGATTTACTGGCGGCACTCCAAGACCTAGCCAGTTTTGACGATTGGTCTTGTCACGACAATCAAATCGGTTTCGTCATGCGCGATATAGCCCGATGCGCTATCGCGGAAATGATGGACGAAGACACACAACCCGGAGAGTAACCATGCAAACCATACTGTTCGCGATTCCGCCGCGCCGCCTGAACAAAGCACGCGCAGAGTCCATCACGGGAAGCCTAGGCAAACCGTCAAAAATGCCCGGGCTTGCCTATGGCATATCCGCGAAGAAATGCCATGTTGGCGGAAAACTAGCCCTTGTCCCGGGTTCGGTCTGTGCCGACTGCTACGCCATGCGGGACAACTATTCCTACCCGTCCGTCCAAGCCGCGCACGAAAAGCGATTCTCGGGTCTGTCGTCCATATCGTGGGCGGATTCAATGGTGTTTCTAATCCGCCGCTCGGGTGAAACTTATTTCAGGTGGCACGATGCGGGCGACCTTCAATCTTTCCAACACCTATTAGATATCGTGCGGATCGCGGAAGCCTTGCCTAGCGTGGCATTCTGGTTACCTACAAAAGAAAAGGGCTTGATCTACCGCTACCGCGAAGTGTTCGGAGACTTTCCGCCGAATCTCTGCGTGCGACTGTCGGGCGCAATGATAGACGGGAACCCTCCGGCATATGAGGGGAACACTTCTACCGTGCACAAAGCAAACGCGCCCATCGGTTCGGAGTGCGAAGCATACACGCGCGGCGGAAAGTGCGGAGAGTGCCGCGACTGTTGGAATCGCGATATCAAAAATGTTTCCTATCCGAAACACTAAAGGGAGCCAGTAATGACCACAACCTACACCATTGAAGACGGGAATACCCTTGTGGAACTATTCCACGGGGTTCCAGCGGATTCTTGGGAATTTCCCGAGCCATCCGCCAGTATTGCGAGTGTCGAAGTAGGGGATTTCGGCGGAGAGTGTTTCTGCCATGTAGTCGTCCTATCAGACGGACGAACCATTGTCGCGACTATCTTAGGCCCGGTGCATGATGAAGGCCAAAGGGTGATTGTCTACCCTTCCCTTGATGATGCATGGGCCGGAGATAACGGAAAAAATCTAGTTTCACAAACGGAGCAATGAAATGAAAATCGAATTGAAAAATGTAAAGCATTCGGAGTTCGCAAGCCAAGAAACGGATTGCTTTCAAGCATCGGTCTATATCGACGGGAAGAAAGCCGGAACCGTTCAAAATGACGGGCATGGTGGATGCAATTACTACGAACCTTGGGGACTGGCAGACACTTTGAACGAATATGCAAACACTTTGCCGCCTGTCCGTTATGAGTACAACGGAGAAGAAAAAACAATCCCGGAGGAAGCCGATACGGTTATCGGAAACCTTCTTAATCAATATTTGCGACTCAAGCGACAGAAGTCCCTATGCAAGGGCAAAACCGTGTACAGAATCCCGGGACATGAATACAACGACGATGAATGGCACATTATCAAGAAGCCATTCGACCCGACCCTCAGAATGTACCTTGTCGGGCGATACGGCGCAGGTATTCGATTCCTAAACGATCAGGTTGGCGCATGAGCACAGAAGATCGACGCAAAGGGGCTGTGGACTTGCTCGGAGCATTGTTCCTAGCCATGTGTGTTTTCCTGCCAGTTTTTCTATGGTGGATTGGAGTGATCAAGTGAAGCATTCAGAACACAAGTACCTAGACCTAGGCTATCGGTTTGAGAAAGCCAGTAGTCCAGCGGCCACCAGGTCGGTTGCAGCGGAAATCCGCGCCTTGTTGGAATCCGAAACCATTGAAGACCGGGCGGAAGCCCGAAACCTTGTGGAGCGTGGGCGACAGGAAGCCCGGACGATCCATTGATATGAAAAAGGATGCATACAGAATACCCCGCAGCCTCGACCA